GTGGTGGGGCACGTCGATGATCCCCTTGAATCCCTGACGACGCCCGGCACGGGCTTGCGCCCGTGGGGCGACGAGCAGGTCGGCTGTCAGCGCTGTCACATGATCGTGCCGTGAGTGGGGGGATGACGACATGACGTTCACCGAGCGGATCAACGAGGTCGTGCGCTGGTTCCAGTTCCGCAGTATCCCGGACGGGCGGTTTCGCCCGGCCCCGGCGCGTGACACCGAGCGGCCGATCCGCGGTGAAGTCGCGTACGCTGACCCCAGACGCCTCTTCCCGGGCTCCGAGAAGTACCGCACGTTCAACCCCTCGACGCTCGTCGGGATGCGAGGTCTCCAGCTGTTCGATGAGATGCGCCGGGACGACCAGGTGAAGGCGGCGCTGGCGTTCAAGAAGCACGCCTGCATCGCCACGGGCTGGACGGTCACGAGCCCGGAGGGCAAGTCGAAGGACTGGGAGCCGACCCGGTTCGCGCGCTGGGTGCTGGAGAACATGGACCCGCACGAGATCGGCAGCACGACGCTGGACGGCGACCTCTATGAGATCCTGGGGGCGCTCGACTACGGCTTTTCGGTCAGCGAGAAGATTTACTCCGAGATCACCGAGGGGCCGTTCCGCGGCCACGTCGGGCTCCGGTCGCTCAAAACCCGCTCACCCCACCACATCAGCTTCGCCCAGGACGTCTACGGAAACCTCGCCGCCGACGGGGTCGTGCAGCCATCGAACCCGTACAACAACGGGCGGCTGCCGCGGGATAAGTTCGTGCTGTTCACGTATCAGTCGCAGTTCGGCAACCCGTACGGGACAAGCGACCTCGAGGCGGCGTACTTCCCGTGGTGGTTGAAGCACAACGCGCAGAAGTGGCTCGCGATGCTCCTCGAGCGGTTCGGCATCCCGCCGATCTTCGGCCTCTACAACCCCTCCCGCTACGCCGCTGACCGAAACCTGCTCGAGGAGATCAAGCGTATTTTCACGAACCTCCAGGCGGCGACGAGCGCGATCCTCCCCCGGCCGGACAAGGACGCGCTGGAGTTTTGGTCACCGTCAGATCTGAGCGCCCCGGCCACCCGCGTCTTCATCCCCGCGCTTGAGTATATGAACGCAGCCATCTCCCGGGCCGTCCTCATGCCGAGCCTGCTCGGCATGACCTCCGACACATCACAGGGCTCGTACGCGCGCTCGCGGATCCACTTCGACGTGTTCCTGCTTGTGGTTGAGTCGATCCGGAAGGACCTGGAGCTCGTGGCGATGAATCACCAAGTACTGCGCCCGCTCCTCGACATCAACTTCCCGGGCTTGCAGGTGTACCCGGCCTGGCGGTTCCTGCCGCTGACGGATGACCTCCGGCTGGAGCTGCTTCGCCAGTGGGGCGAGCTGGTCACGGGCGCGGTGGTGACCCCGCAGGCGGACGACGAGATCCACATCCGCAAGATGATGCAGTTCCCGGAGAAAAAGGTGGACACCGAGATCCCGCGCGTGGTGCCGGGGGTCGCACCGGCTGCGAACGGTACCGATCCGCAGCCCACCAACGGTCGGCCGGCAGCCACCCCCCGGGGGGCGGGGGCGCGAAGTGCACGACGTGAGGATGAGACGGACTAGGCGAGGAGGCGCCATGGCGACGGCAGCGAAGGTGTTTCCTGTGACCGGTGCTGACACACGCACCCCCACCACGGTGGATCTGATCCCCCTGGCTGAGGTGTGTCGCCGGCTCGCCTTGACGCGTCGAACGGTGAAGGCGCTGAGCCGGGACTGCGGCCTCCCCCTCGTGCGGATTCGTGAGAACGGGTTACTCTACGGCTTCTGGTCGGAGATCGAGGAGTGGATGCGGAGCCAGAACAAACAGCGAGGGATGTCCAGATAGAAAAGCGGGTCCACACGTAGCGCGTAACCACCCCGTGAGCACGCTGTTCGCTCCTCCGCTGCTTTTTTCGCCCCTACTCTCCCGTCCTAGTGGACATCGCGAACTACGTCATCGAGCGACGCGAGGACAAGTGGTGTCTCCTGACACGAGACAAAAGTCGCGTGTTGGGGTGTCACGATTCAGAGGCCGGGGCCCAGGCGCAAGAACGCGCCGTCGAGGCGGCCAAGCACACCGAGGGCGCACACAGCATCCTCGGGGTGCAGATTTTCAAGACCGGGCGCTGGAATGGGGACACGTATGACGAAGCCGCGCTCGACGAAATCGTCCGGGCCGCGCAGGAAGTCGGCTTCACCCCGCCGGTCAAGCTCGGCCACACCGACAACACCTCCGCTCCGGCCGTCGGCTGGCTTGAGAACATCCGCCGGGTCGGCACGGCGCTCTACGCCGACCTCGTAGCGCTCCCCAAGCAAGTCTACGACCTCATCCGCTCGCGCGGCTACGACGCCGTGTCGGCGGAAATCTATTGGAACCTCGAGCGGAACGGGCGGAAGTTCCCGCGCGTCCTGAAGGCGCTCGCCCTGCTCGGCGCCGAGGTGCCGGCCGTGGACCTCGAGCCGCTCCGCGCGTTTCTCGCACTGACCCCGCCGCCGGCGAGTGTGTTTCGGCACTACGCGGTAGAGCTGGCGACACCCGACAAGGCCCGGGCTCGGCCACCTGCCAAGAAGATGGCTTCCGGAGGAAACGAGAGCATGGACACCAAGGAGCACGCCGAGGTCATGGATCCGGACGCTGACGGCAACTGCGAAGAGGGGTACGTGAAGGGTGACGACGGCAAGTGCCACATGAAGGCTAAGATGAGCGAGCACACCCAGGACAAGACCCCCGAGAAGAAGCCGAAGCGCGATGAGCGTCGGGAAGACGGGGTGCGTGACGGTGAGATCATCGTCAAGCTCTCGCAGTTGGAAGAGCTGAAGCAGAAGGCCGCCAAGGCCGACGGGCTGGTCCGCCTCCAGCAGGAGCTTGAGAGCGAGAAGCAGAAGGCGGCCGAGCTAGCCGATCGGAAGCGGGAGGATCGGATCGCGTACAAGACGCGCGAAATCAAGATCCCCGCCTTCCGCCCCTTCGCCAAGCAGTTCTACAGCTGGGCGCTGCGGGACGTGCCCGAGGCGAAGATCTACTCGCTCGGTGACCCGGAGAAGCTGATGACGCCGGAAGAGGTGGTCGACGAGTGGGTCGATGCCATCAACCGGCAGGCCGACGTGCTATTCCGCACGCTCTCGGTCGACACGCGGCGCGGCGGTGATCCGAACGAGCCGGACGAGGTCCAGCAGCGGATCGAGTATCGCGTCAACGCCTACCTGCGAGCCAACAAGCTCGATTCGCGCAAGGACTACAAGGCGGCGCTCCAGGCCGTGCTGAACGCCGACCCGGAACTGAAGGCCGAGTACAGCGGGACCTGAGGAGGCGACCCCCATGGCTGAGTTTGGTTCTCCTGAGCTGCAGACCCTGACGCTTCAGGCCGCGGCGGACCTGAGCCTGCATCAGTACACCGCCGTACGCATCTCAGCGGCGCGTCAATGCAACGTCGCCTCTGACGTCGGCGCCTCATCGGTGATCGGCGTGCTCCAGAACAAGCCCAAGGCGGGTGAGTTCGCGACCGTCGCCGTCTCGGGCAAGTCCAAGATGGTCGCCGGTGGTGTTGTCACGGCGCCCAACCTCATCACGATCAACAGCAGCGGCCGGGCGGCCGAGGTGGCGTCCGGGGGCGTGACCATCGGTCGCGCACTGGAGACGTCAGCGGCGGATGGCGACATCATCACCGTGCTGCTGAGAGATCCGGGCCGCCAGTCGGGCGCGATCTAGCAGAGGGGAAGGGGACACTACCATGGCGAGCGCCTCCGCGACAGGACGTGACATTCATTTCGATGCGCCGCTGACCAACCTGCTGATCGCGGCCTTTCCGAGCACCGCCGAGCAGCAGGGGTTCATCGCGCAGAGCCTCTTTCTCGATGTGCCGGTGCCCAAGCAGTCGAACCGGTACTACATCATCGATCCGGATTCCTGGCTGCGCATCCCGGATACGATGCGGGCGCCCAAGACCCGCCCGAACCGGATCGAGTTCAAGGTCTCGTCCGACGCGTATTTCGCCGACAACTTCGCGCTGGCCGGCGAAATCGCGAAGGAAGACATCGCCAACGCCGACGCCGCACTGAACGTGCGTGAGACGACGGCGCAGGTGGTGCTGCAGGGGCTCCTCCAGGACCTCGAAGTGCGGGTCGCCAACATGGTGACCTCAGCGACGAACGTCGGCTCCGGCGTCACCGTCGGTAGCAAGTGGTCGGACCTGACGAACAGCAACCCCCTCGTGGACGTCACCACCGCGCACGCCTTCATCCGCCAGAAGACCGGCATGATGGCGAACACGCTGGTGGTTGATGAGGACACGTTCCAGACACTGCGGCGGCACTCGAAGCTACTCGAGCTGTACAAGTACACCACGGGCGGTCTGCTGGGCGACGCGCAGATCGCCGCGGCGATGGGTGTGGACCGGATCCTCCACGGCCGGTCGATCAAGAACATGGCGCTCGAGGGGCCAGCTGGCTCGATCGTCAACGTCTGGGGGAACAACGCGCTGCTCGCGTACATCGCCCCGACCGCGACCGGGCTCAAGACGGCGACGCTCGGCCTCCAGTTCCGGTGGACGCCCGACGGTGTGCCGGCGCCCTTCGCCGTGAGCCGCTACGACGACCCGGACCCGGGCAAGAAGATCGAGGTCGTCGAGGTCGGCTACTACCAGGACGAGAAGATCGTGGCCAAGAACCTCGGCTACCTGATGGTGGCGCCGAGATAGTCGTGGCGGCCCGCATCTTTCTGCGTGATGTCGGCGGCTGTCGCGCCGGCCAGATCGAGGACCTCGACTGGTCGGCGTTCGAGCAGTCAGTCGCGAGGCATCACGGGGTGCACGAGCGGTTGGATGAGTACGCGATCCCTGTGGAGGACGCGGCTCGCCTGTATGTGGCCGCGCTCAACTCGCAACCATCGAATGACGGGCACGACCGGCTGGCCGTTAGCCGCACGGCGGCACGGGACGAAAGCCGGCGCCCGCGATAGGAGCGCCGCGTGAGTCTCGACCGCCTTGATCTTGCTTTCCTCGTCCCCGGGCTGCCGTTCACCGGCGACACGCTGACCAAGACCGGGCTCGGCGGCTCGGAAACAGCCGGCCTCTGTCTTGCGCGGGCGCTCGCGGCGATGGGGCACCACGTGGGGATGTTCTGCAACTGCGACACGCCCGGCACCTACGACGGGGTGTTGTACCGGCCCCTGGCTGACTTCGGCGATTACGCGACCAGCGCCCCGCACGACGTGACGATCGTGCAGCGGGCGCCTGAGATTTTCGCGGCGCGGATGAACAGCCGCCTGAACATCCTCTGGTGCCACGACCTCGCGGTCGGCCGGCGCGGTGACGTGTTCCGGACGGCCCTGTGGAACGTCGACAAGATCGCCGTGCTCTCGGAGTACATGGCCGGCCAGTACAAGGACGTCTATGGCGTGCCGGATGACGTGCTCTGGCGCACCCGGAACGGCATCGACCTGTCGCTGTTTCAGCGCCCGGCTGCGGCGCAGCGTGACCGGCACCGGCTCGTGTTCGGCGCTCGGCCCGAGCGCGGCCTGGACGTGCTGTTGGACCGGATCTTCCCGACACTGCTGATGAAGCGCCCGATGCTGACGCTGTCCATCGCCACCTACGGGAACAACGTGCGCCACCTGCTGCCGTTCTACGAGCAGTGCGTCGGCCGCGCGCGGGAGTTCGGGCCGCGGGTGACGATGCTTCCGCCGCTCTCCAAGGCGGAGTATTACGACACGCTGTTGGGGGCCGGGGTGTACGTCTACCCGACCCCATCACCGACCGCGCCAGCCTTCGCCGAGATCAGCTGCATCACGCTGATGGAGTGCATGGCTGCCGGGCTACCGGTGGTGAGCAGCCGGCGTGGCGCGCTGCCCGAGACGCTGGCGCCCGGTGCCGGGGTCCTGATCGACGGTAACCCCGCGTCCGATGAGTACCTCGAGGCGTTCGTTGACGCGGTGCTCCGGTACGTCCGGGACGATGACGCCTGGCAGGCCGCGAGCGACGCCGGTCGGCAGCACGCCGCCGGGCTTGACTGGGCCGCCGTGGCCGAGCAGTGGACCGAGGAGCTCACCCGGTTCATCGTCGAGCGGAATGACTCGCCCTCGCGGCTAGTGCGGCACCTGATGCGCCGCTCGGACATCATCGCGGCTCGGCAGGTGGTTGGCGCGCATTTGGCTGGCGACGCGCCGGCCTGGGCGACCGCCGCGAAGGCCGAGATTGACGCTGGCTGGGCGTTCGCTGAGTCAGCGAGTGGGTTGCAGGACCAGTACGAGAAGGTCGGGCAGACCCACACCGACGTCTTTTTCGGCGTGCCGGGCGAGGGGCGGTTTCAGCTGCTCGAGCAGTGGATGCGTGAGCACCCGCAGGTGGCGCGTGTGCTGGATTACGGCTGCGCACACGGCTCGTACACCGTGAACCTGGCGAACCGCGTCGGGCGCGAGTGGGTGGGGGTCGACATCGACAAGCACTCCATCCGCTGGGCCGAGCACAACCGTGTCGAGCGCTGCACGACCCCGGAGTCGGTGCAGTTTCGGGTCGGGACACACGAGGTCGACCTGAGCGATCAGGCGCCCTTTGACGCGCTGGTGGCCTTCGAGGTGCTGGAGCACGTGCCGGATCCGACGGCGGTGCTTGATCAGCTTGAACGCTGGGTCGAGCCCGACGGCTACGTGCTGATCACCGTGCCGTATGGCCCGTGGGAGTGGATGAGCTACGAGACGTACCCGCACCGCTGCCACCTCTGGGAGTTCGACCTCCACGACCTTCGGGACCTCTTCGGGAAGAAGAAGGATCTGAAAATCTCCGCCATGGCCGCCGGCCCGTGCCAGCCGCTCAACGAGGCGCTCGGGTGGCATGTGATCGAGTACCGCGTTGACGGCACACCGACCGGCCAGATTGACATGGCGCGAAAGCTCCGGCTTCAGCGCCCGCGTCAGACCGTCTCGGCCGTGCTGATCGGCGGCCCGACGACGGAGGCGACGCTCGCCTGGGCGCTGGCCCCGATCCGGCAGCTTGTGGATGAGCTGATCGTCGGCGACTGCGGACTGAGTGATCGCGCTCGGGCCATCTGCGCCGAGCACAAGGCGCTTGTGGTTCCGGCAGCCGATCCGCTCGCGCACGGCTTCGAGGCGCCCCGCAACGACGCGCTCGCACACGCCACGATGGACTGGGTGCTCTGGTTCGACACGGACGAGCGGCTGGTCGGTGGCGAGGCGCTGAACAAGTACCTTCGTGAAAACATCTTCAACGGCTACAACATCCGCCAGCACAACTTCTCCTGCGATGCGCCGCACGAGGCGACGCTGCCGGTGCGCTGCTTCCGGCGTCGCCCGCGGGAGGACGGCCAGGCGATGCGCTGGGTGGGGATGATCCACGAGCACCCAGAATTCGGTCTGAATGAGGGGCCGGGGCGCACGATCATCCTCCGGGATGTGCACCTCGCGCACCTCGGCTACCTGACCGGCGAGGATCAGGTGGCGCGGTTCCACCGCAACCTGCCGCTGCTGCTGCGGGATCGGGAGGTGTACCCCGACAGGAAGCTCCAGAAGCACTTCCTCTGCCGGGACCACATCCAGCTCGCCAAGTGGGCGGCTCAGAAAAGCCAGGGCGTCATCACGGCCGAGATCGAGGCGCACTGCCGCGAGGTCCTCCGGATCTATCGCGAGCACTTCCTCGGCAAGGGCACCTACCTCAACGCCGACTCGCTTCAGTACTACTCGACGGCGCTGCGGATGCTCGGCGAGGGCGTCGAGGTCGCGTGGGTCGTGGGCGCGGCGAAGGACGAGGGGGTCGCTGTCGGCGAGCCCATGCGCGTGCGGTTCGCGTCGATCGAGGAGGCCGAGGCCGAGATCCTCTTTGCCGTGCGCGAGACGATGAAGCCCTACGTCTCGCCCTGGTGGTGACATGGACCCCACACCGCTGGCCGCCACCTACACCGACATTCATCAGCTGTCGCTCGCGCAGCCAGAGATTCTGGCTGTCGTGCCGCAGGAACAGGCCGAGCAGGCCGCGGCGCTGGCGGAGGCCGAGATCAACGGGCACCTCGCGAAGCTCTACACGCTACCGCTGACCGGCACGGTGCCGCTGCTGACGACCATCGCCACGGACATCGCGATCCATCGCATCTGGATGAGCCGGAAGTTCTCTAATCCGCCGCGCCCGATTGAGGATGGCTGGATCGAGCGCTACAAGGCGGCGATTGCGATGCTGCTGCGGGTCGCGGCGGGCGAGATGCTGCTGGTCACTGACGCCGGCGTGATCATTCAGCCGAGCGCGACCACAGCGTCGGCCTGGTCGTCGACGATGAACTACAGCCCGACGTTCGGTGAGGGCGACGATCGGGGCTTCTTCGTGAGTCGGGACAAGCTCGAGGCCGAGAACGCGAGGCGGGGGTTCTGATGGCCGCTGTCGTGACGTTTCGCGGGCTGCGTGAACTGGATGCGGCGATGCGCACGCTGCCTGACGAACTGCAGCGCGCGCCCGCGCGGGCGGGGCTCAAGGCCGGCGCCGATGTCTGGAAGGACGGGATGGCCCGGCGAGCACCGCGGGATCCGACGCCCGACAAGGTCACCCTGGCTGACGAGATTGTCTCGGAGATTCACGCGAATATCGGCCGGGATCGCGGCGAGGCGCGCGTCGGGCCGAGTGAGCGCGCATTCTACGGCGGTTTTCAGGAGCTCGGGACTGTGGATTTCCCAGCCCAGCCGTTCATGCGCCCGACGGCCGACGAGGATAGCCAGATTGCGACGGCCGCGCTCGCGGTGCAGCTCAAAGAAGGGATCGAGCGTGCCGTGAAGCGAATGCAGAAGGTGACGCGGTGAATGCCGAGACGGCCCTGCATGCGCGCTTGCTCGCCTCGAGCGCTGTGACCGCGCTGGTCGGTGAGCGGATCTATGAGCTGAGGGTGCCGTACACAGCGCCGATGCCGGCGATCACGTATCAGAAAATCGACGCCGGGTACTTCTCGACACTGACTCGGTCGTTGAGTATCGCCCGCCCGCGCATCCAGGTGAACTGCTGGGCCGATACACCGGACGTGGCCCGCGAGGTCGCCCAGGCGGTCCGGGCCTCGCTGGATGGCTATGACGCGAACGGGGTGAGCGCGATGATCCTGGACGCGCATGTCTTGCCAGTGAGCCCGGACATCTCTCGCGCCGGGATCGCGCAGGACTACGCGATCTGGGAAACAGAGTGAGGAGGCTGCCATGGCGGTGACGGGATCTGTGGTCGCGAACCTGAGTGCCCTGCTGACCGGGGCGGCGGGTGGGCTGGGTGTGGCATCGGTGAAGCACCCGTTGGAGGTGGCGCTGAACATCACCAACGGCACTGGGGCAAACCAGTGCAACAAGGTCTGGTCGCGCAAGGATCAGTCGCTCGCGGCCAGCTCCTCGGAGACCTGGGATCTTGCTGGCTCTCTGACGGACGCGCTCGGCACCACGGTGGTGTTCTCGGCCATCAAGGTGATCTTCGTATTCGCGAAGGCGGCGAATGTGAACAACGTCGTCATCGGCGGCGACGCGGCGCACGTGCTGATCTTCGATGCGGCGCTGGACTCCGTGTCCATTCGCCCGGGCAACCCGTTCCTGCTCACGAACTTGACCGCCGCTGGCTGGACGGTCACGGGCACGACGGCCGATCTGATCAAGGTGACCAACAGCGGCGCGGGCACAGCCGTGGTGTACGACATCGCCGTACTCGGCATCTAGGAGGCGCACATGGCGCTGAAGACTCAAGGAGTTGTCCTCAAGCGAGCAGGTGTCGCCGTCGCCGAGATTTCCGGCTTCTCCGGGCCCGACGGCGAGGCGACTGAGATCGATGTGACGCACCTGGGCTCAGTCGCCAAGGAGTATCTGCAGGGGCTGGCGGATGAGGGGAACATCACCTTCAACGGCTTCCTGAGCCCGGATGACACGGCGCAGGCCGGCCTGCGCGCCGATCGTGATGCGCAGGTTGCGAACACGTACACGCTCACACTGACCGATACCCCGCCGACCGTCCTGACGTTCAGCGCCTTCGTCAAGCAGTTCGCCATCGCCGGCGCGCCGGATGGCGCGATCACGCTGAACGTCTCGATGCGGATCACGGGCGCGGTCGCGTGGTCGTAGGGAGGCAGGATCGCTCATGTTGACTCGGGAGCAGATTCTCGCACGGAAGCCGAAGCGGCGTGAGGTCGACGTGCCGGAGTGGGGCGGCCGGGTGACGATCCAGGCGCTCACTGTGGCGGCGGCGCAGGCCATCACCGCTGAGGACGGGATCGTCGAGCTGGTCGTGGCCAGCGTCGTGAACGAGGACGGCTCGCCCACGTTCTCGCGAGAGGATCGGGACGAGCTCCGGCGGCTGGAGCTGGGGCCGTGCAAGCGGATCGCTGATGCCGTGATCGAGTTCAACGGCATGTCGCGGAAGGTGGTGGAGGAGCTCGCGGAAAATTTAAAGGGAGCGCAGAACGGCGATTCCTCTATCGGCTAGCGCTGGCCCTGGGGATTGATGACGTGGACGCGTGGGCCGCTGAGCTCAGTCATCGCACGTTCGCAGGGTGGGTCGCGTACGCGTCGGTCGAACCGTTCGGAGAGGAGCGAGCCGATCTGCGCGCTGGCATCATCGCAAGCGTGATGGCGAATGTGTCGCGTGATCCGAAGCGGCGCCCGCAGCCGTTTACACCGCAGGAGTTTATGCCGTTTCTTCATCGCGAGCCGGCTTCGGATGACGCCAACAATCTCACACTCCGGCTCCGCGCGGCCTTCGCGCGACTTCCGCGCGCCTGATGGCTGGCACCTCACTCGGTAGCCTGTTCGTCAACCTCTTCCTGGAGACGTCGCAGTTCCGCTCCGACCTCAACAAGGCGCGGCGCGAGTTTCAGGTGTTCACCTCGGCGCTGTCGACTATCGGCAAGGCGCTCGGGGTGAGCCTCGGCACCGCGGCCATCGCCGGGCTTACGACCGAGCTGACTCGGCTCGGGCTCCAGGCGAAACGCCAGGAAGAGACGTTTGACCGGCTGACTGAATCCGTCGGGGTCGCCGGGCAAGTCCTCGCGGCGCAGCTGAAGGCCGCGAGCGGCGACATCGTGAGCACGAGCGATATCATGCTCGCCGCCGCTCGCGGCCTGCGTGAGGGGCTCCAGCCTGAGCAGCTGACGGCGCTGATGACCGCGGCGCGTCAGCAGGCCAAGCTTGCCGGCACCGATGTCACGACCGCCTTTAATGAGATCACGACGGCCATCGCGAACGGCAACACCCGCATGCTCAAGATGTACGGCGCCACGCTGGATGTGGACCGGGTGGTGCGTGAGTACGCGATGGCGAACGGGCAGGCTGCGGAGAACATCACGAGCGTCGGCCGGGCGCAGGCGATCCTGCAAGCGTACCTCGCGAAGACCGAGGCCTCCACGAAGGCGTTAACGTCGGCGAGTCGGAGCCAGAGTGAGGAGGTCGAGCGGCTCCGGAACAAGTGGCAGGACTGGAAGGAGACGGTCTCAAAAGGCCTTGTTGATGCCGAATTCGCTGTCGCGCGCTGGGCATCGCAATTCATTGATGACGCCGATCGCGTCATCGCCAAGCTGAAAGAGATCGGGCAGCAGGCCGGGCAAGAGCTACCAGCGCAGCTTGAAGCGTTGGGGCGCATCTGGCGCGCGACCTTCGCGACGGTCGGCGAGCAGCTTCAGCCAGTCTCGAGTGTCTTCGAGACGCTGCTTGGGAAGTTTACCGTCGTCAAATCAACCGTCCGCGAGATTAGCGTGGTGTTCGCCGCGCTCGGTGTCGGGATCGCCGCCGGAGTCCAGGCGCTCGCTGGCCCGCTCGCCTTCATCAGCAGCATCATCGAGGACCTCTCAACAAAGTGGTTCCCGAGCTACAGCAAGGCCGCGCGCGAGGCCGCCGCGGCCACCGCGAACGCGCGGGAGAAAACGGCTGAGGCGGTGCAGGGGCTCCAGGACCTCTGGAAGCCAGCCGAGAAGGCTGGCGAGGCG